TTTGTTTTACCTATTATAGCATTATATAAAAAAACTATCAAGTGTAGAAATTTTTTCTACCGACCATTTAATACTATCAAGAAGTGTCTTCAATGGATCTAAGAATGCTTTATTAAATTGTAAATCATAGTCAATGTAATTCATTAGTCCAAGTTCTATTGGGAATTCATTGATAAATGAAATAATATTTTCATGTATTGGATTTGGTTTTTTTAAATAGCAAAATTTAATTTTTTCACCATTATTAATGGTATTATACTTTTCAGTAAGTTTCTTATCTTTTATATGATGGTTAAATAAAAGTGCTCCTCTTACATGAATTGGAGTTCCTTTTGCATAAATTGAAAGATTACTTTTGTACTTATCTACATCAGATACTGAACGCGGAAATGCAATCTCATTTGGAGATAATTTTTTAAATTGAATTCTAGATTTTTCAATAAAATCTATAACATCATTTTCAGTCCCATTCATCATCAATTTAAGTGCCTCCTTGATCATGGATCGACACGGTGCCGGAGTTGAAGATTTTACTGCTTCGATGCCCATGATCTTGAGTTTTGGTTCACTGTACCGAACTCCTTCAACGTCCCATGCATTCAAAATATAACGTTTCTTAGCAGTCCAAATTCCACGGTCAGCAATTGTTTCTCGCTTCATAATCATCTTCTGATCATAAGCATTTACATATTCTGCTAGTTCTTCATAAGAATTTTGAATATATTTTTCAAGTTCCACCTTACATACTTTATCAAGAAACGAAACAATCTCTTCAGTAGTTTTCTCTCTTCCTATGTATACACTTTTGACCAAAGGACCAAGATTGAGATATATGCTATCGGTATCAGAAGCAATCACATAATCAATATTGTTAGTTTTAAGAATGTTGTTTATATATAAATTCATCTTTGCTTCGATCCATCGTATACTAAGTTGACCCCCAAGAGTAATTGCTTCAGCATTATCTAACTTATAGTAACGGAAATAATTATTCCCAATAGCACCATAAGCACTATTAAGCTGGATCTTTTTTGCCATCTGGATGTTGTTACATCGCGCAATTTCGCGTTCCAGTACTTTAGTTTTTTTCTTCTCATATTCTTTTTTTGCCTCCAACATCTTATTTTTGAAGACTACACGTTCATTATAAATCCTTTCCATCAATACTGGAAGGAACCCACGTTTCTTTGTTGTAAACTGCGCTCCGTTTGGACATACAGTTACACCGTCAAGACTACTAAGATCAACTTCTTTTTTTAAAAGTTTATCAACACTAACACCAGCAAACTTCTTATCAAGAAGTGTTTCTGGAGAAATATTATATTGCATGATTAGGTGTGGATACAGACTATTCAAGTCAAAACTTACAACCCAATCATAGATACCAGGAATAGGTTCCTTTACATAAGCACCAGCATATTTTTCATTTTTACTTTCAGATTTTTTGGGTGGAATAACGATATCCTTCTTTTTCAAATCATTGTAGATAATCATATCCCACATGCGAACTTGATAAAAAACGTCGTGAAAATTTACCTTAGCATCAAATGCCATGGTAACTGCTAACTCAACGAGCTTCATTTTTTCCTCAAGTGCGTCAACAAGTCGCACGTCTTGAATATTGTATTCTACAAACTTTTGCCAATTTTTTGTATAAAACTCTTTGAAAGTATCAAATTCTGAGTGATCAAGTTTTTTCTTACCAAGTTCTACTTCACCAATATAATCAAGACGATAACTTTCCTGTGATTTATAAGTAAATTTCTTATAAAGATCTAGATAATCTAGAACAGTAATACCACCAATATCATAGACTAAATGTTGACGACCAGCAAGAGTAATTTCTTCATTTGTAACAAGTCCCCACGGAGAAAGAATTTTTACCGACTTTTCTCCAAGAACTCTTGCAATACGTTTTGCAAGATATGGAATATCATATAATGTACAGTTCCAACCAGTAATTACTTCTGGACTATTGACTTGCCAGTAACCTAGAAATTTATTGAGAAGATCATATTCATCTTTACATTCAACATATTGAACGTCTGGATCATCGTTTTTAAATTTACCTTGCCCAAAAGTAATAATTCTTTTGTTTGAATAATTTTGCAAAGTAATGCAAAGCATTTCTTCATCACATTTTGCAACGGTAGGAAATCCACGTTCAGATGCAACTTCAATATCAATTGTTACAAGTTTCATCTTTTTAAGATCAAACTCAATATGATCTTCGGGATACTTTTCAGAAATATACTGATAGATATATCTTGTATTTCCGTAGATCTCAAATCCTTCTACGTTCTGGTGTGTTTTGATAAACTCACGACAATCTCGTACACTACCAGGTTGAATGGACTGTACGTACTTTCCTTCTAATGTTTTATACTTAGTTTTATTTTGACTTGGAACAAATAATGTTGGTTCAAAGTTTTCACGGGTAATAAAACTTTTACCATTTTCAAATCCTCGAACGAGAAATTCGTTCCCCACCATTTGAACGTTTGTATAATACCTCATTCAGCAGTCAACGATTGATATTTGTCCAAATACTCTTTATTAGGATCTACAATGGTTAGAATGCTATCAGAATGAATCATAATTTCAGGTTGATTAGTAAACTCATTCATCCATGGAATTAAACCGTTTTGAGAAACTATAAATGGTTTAATTAGTTTACAATCAGGCTCTCCAAGTTCTGATGATACTTCATCAACTCTAGCAATCAAAATAATATTAGTCTTCAAAAACAAAATTTTGATCATGGCAAAGACAACTTTTTCGTCTTTAATTCTACCACTGATGTACGCACTTTGTCAATGTATCCACTGTTACGTAGTTCTTTAAACACAAGATTTTCAAATCCATATTCTCCAAATTTATCTAAAGAAGAATTTCTTGCGGTATTTAATTTCTTTAAAATTGCACGAAGTCCAGTTTCATTATTACCTTGGATCAACGTATCAATTTTATTTTTAATGTTGTTTGATTTTTTTTGCAGTTCTGCTTCGTCAAGTTCTCCTTCAAACTTTTGTGGATTTTGCATCCACTTGTTTTTTAGTATACTAAAAACTCCTTGACTTTTTCTTCTGATAAGACCAGGTTTTTCAATATAAGGTTCTACATCTGCACCATAAACTTTTACGTCATGCGTTAATGACCATAAAGTTTTTTTGTCCTTGAAATAATCATCTAATAGTTCAGGATCACACTGAGGAAGATACTTTGGATCAATAACTAAATGAACATCAACATCTGAATATGGCGTATAGTTATATCCAGCATTACCACCAAGCATCAATACATCTTTGATTGCCTTACTATCAATCCCAACGTATTCCGCAAAAGCATCTGCAAATTTAAAAAGGGCAGTTCTGATATTTGATTTCAGAACGTTGCCCTCCCAAAATGTTGGATTGAGTTGATCTCTAAATTTTAACGTCAGATTTTCATTTAGTCGTCTAAAATCTGACGCTGAAATATGTTTTCTTATCCGACTATACAAAACACTTCATTCGTTTGAAGTATTTAGAGGTAATCTTTTCTTCTTTGTGCTTCAGGAATAATCTTCTTGAAGTTAACAGAAACCAATCCATCACTATGAGTAACATTGTCAACTTTTAAGTCATTTGGCATTTTCCATACACGACTGAAGCGACGGAATGCTAATCCACGATAAATGTATTCAGTTTCATCATGAATGTCTTCACGCAATCCTTCAACGTAAAGATTATCCTCTTCAGTGTAAACTTTGATCTCTTCTTTTTTAAAACCCGCTACTGCTAGTTCAAGACAGTATCCTTCCTTTGTCTTAAGAATATTATGTGGTGGATAACTTTTATTTGTAATTGCGTCTAGATACGTCCTGGTTTCAGGCACGCTAAGTGTAATTGAATGTGAACCAAACATAGTGACCTCTTTGAGCGTCTAGTGTTAAATGTCCCTTACGGCGACATTACTAATTATATACTAATCAATAAAAAAGCAGGTCGTAAAAACCCGCTTGTTATATTCGGTTATCCTGGTTCAGTTCGTTTTTTACCAATATTGTATTTGGTTTCCAACACCCATTCACTTTTTTCCTTATATGGAATCACTTTGATTTGATTTAATGGCGCAATATCAGAAATAGTATCTGGTTTGATTACTTCAACTAATCCCCAGTCAGCAAGGAGTTGAATAATTCTATTTCTTCTATGCACATCATTAATGCTAAGATTTGTGTTTTTACCATCTAGTGCAAAAAGTTCTTTGAAATGAACAATATAATACTTACCTTGCTTATGCAGAATATGGCAAGATTGATATAATTTTTTTTCCTTTCTTGATGCAACACCGATCCTGGTTAGTGTCTCACGAACCTTGAGAAAATCATCAGGTTCTGCAAGAACAACTTCAACCATCTTATCAGGAGACCAATGATATTCTGGTTCAACGACAACACTCATTTTATTCCTCCAGTATCAAGTTTTTTTCTAATAAACGTTAGTTGATTTTCTGTTAGAAGAGAAAGAACTTGCCTGGCTTTTTCATTACTATAACCATAGTAAGATTTGACGCATTCAAGATTTTTCAATTCTTCCTTTTTAATCCACGGAGAAAATCTCCGTTTTGATCTCAAAGTATTTAGCAAAAAATCATACTGCAACTTTTTATTAAGATGATGATTAATGTTCATTTCGTTAGCAAACATCACAGCATCAACATGTCCAGATAAACATCTGTTGATAATATATGGAAGATACTTATTTTCAATTGTAGGATCTTCATTAATCAAATTGATCTTAGAAGTATTAATACTATTCAACCAGTCTTTTAGTTCAACCATTTATCAATGCCTTCTTTCTGTGTGATTGATTATCAATTGACCGTACCCACCTAAGATTATCTACATGATTATTGGCAGGATTATCATCAATATGGTCAACAATTGCTGACTTTCTAACCCATTCTTTAACATCTTCTGGAGTTTCATTCCAACATTTTGCAACTTGATCGGGAGGATATTCATCAATTGGTCTCCATGTCTCCATTACAATACGATGACGATCTATTGACATTGCTGGTGAATGTCCTTTACCTCTTGCCCGATGATTATAATCATCAAATAAATCTTTTGGTATAGAAAGTGTGTATGAATGACATCGTAATCGTCTTTCATCCATTGTCAATCTAGCTGACCATTTAACTTTTGGTTTTAAGAACCTTCCAGATTTACCAATGGTACTATAAACGTCACCATTTTGATTACAATAATAATTAGGAATTACTTTTCCATAACGAACGACTGGTTTAAAGTCAGAATTCAAATTAGTAATCATCTTTCAAT